AGAGGGAAGATCAAGGAGCAGTACAGAATCCAGGCAATGCTTTACGGCTATGGCTGGGAACAAAAAGGCTACAAGGTTAGCCATGTATCACTTACATTCCTACCTAGGGATGCGAAGCTCGAGGATGCGGTAGTAGTAATGCTCCGCTACGAAAAAGAGATCGCCACCGAAGCACTAGCACAGCTTGAATCGTTGATCGATGCAGCTGAGTTAGTTGGTTGGGACAAGGTGATAGACAAACAACCGAAGGCAAGCTTCTGCTTTAGTTGCCGTCGATATGAACAAACAAATCATTCTGACGTCGAGTCGATGATCTAAACTATACAAACTAAGGAAACTATAAAATGACAGAACTGAACGAGAACCTACCAAGCGTCGATGACCTACTTGCAGGTGGTGGCTCCAAGTCACTATCCTTCAAGGACTTCAAGGTCGGAGACTCTTATGAAGGAACCATCGCCGGACTACGAACTGTGCAAGTGCGTAACTACGACGACCCTACAAAGCTAGAGTACTGGGATGACGGTAAGCCTAAGCTCCAGATCGAAGTTACTCTAGACACCGACTACAGCGATCCATCTGACGACGAGGACAATGGCGAGCGCCGCGTGTTCCTATTCGGCCAGAAGCTAACCGCTGCAAAAGAAGAACTGAAGCGTAAGGGACTCTCTAAGCTAGAGATTGGCTCACGCTTCAAGATCACCTTGACCGGCACCAAGCCAGCCAAGAACCCTCGTTACAATGACGTAAAGCTTTACGGCATTGAGCTATCACCAGCAACCTCTAACCCAGCAGTGGACGCACTACTATCGTCTGGTGCCACTGAGGTAAAGGGTGCTAAAATAGAGGGGCTGACACCAAAGCAGGCAGGCATTGCAAACACATTGCAGAGCAACGGCTTTGATGCAGCTGAGATCGCAGAAAACTTAGGAGTTAGTGTTGAGGCAGTAAACGCCTCCCTAACCTTCTAACAAAACGTGTGACGGGCCTCGTCCTTTCCCTCCTTTCAACGAGGCCCGTCACACTCTACACCGAAAGGATTATTATGGACTCACCATCCCAATTCAAGGAGCTCCTGCACCGCTTAGGTCGCACGGACGAAGACGCTGTAACGATCTGCTATCAGTCGCCGGCGCAAAGATTTACTGCAAAGACAATCAAGGTTGACTTAGTTGACTCGGTTGTTGACGCACTCGATGATCTTGGTAACAACATCTGGTTTGAGATCAACCCCTCATCGGTTAACGGTAGAGCTACCGCACAAGACATCACAAGACTTGCAGCATTCTACATTGACATCGATTACAAGGATGGTGGTGCAGGATCAGCACGCAACGCGAAGTTGTTTATGGACACACTTACCTCACTGATCGGTGTTGGTCCTAGTGCAATCGTATTCTCCGGACACGGCATTCAGCCATACTGGTCTATCGATCTAGAAGAAGAGTATGACTTTGGTCTAGCGCAAGGTGTACTGAACCGATGGGGAGTCTTCTGCAAGTTCCTGGGTGGAACGATGGAAACGAATTTAGACTCCGTGTTTGACCTACCAAGGATCTTTAGAGTCCCCGGCTCTCAGAACATGAAGGATGCAGAGAACCCTAAGAGGGTTAGCGCGATCTTCCCGAAGGACTGGCGTCCGGTCTCGATCGACGAGATCAATGAGATCCTTATTGCGCACGGCATCACTAACGAGCACAGTCTTCCTGACAGCTACGATCCTGTAAGCACCTCAGACAAGTGGCAGTTCGCTGCTAATGACTGCCAGTTCACCCCAACTCTTTACGCTGGCATTAGACCTACCAACGGTGTACCTAAGAGCAGGCACGGCTGGCTACTACAGCAGTTAGTGCTGATCCATTCAGCACACCGCAATGGTTGCATCACCCCGGACACTAAAGAAGATCTGATCAAGCGTGCAGGCGAGAGGTTTGAGTACTTCTTGACTCAGGGGTTATCAAGGCCAATGAACCAAGGCGAGATCGGATCAGCTTCACAGTGGGCTGTAGCTAAGGTTGAGACCTTTACCGAGGAAAAGCTTCGCAACGAGCTAAGACAACACCAGCACTCGGATTTTTTAGTAGGCGACCCAACCAGCGTCCTTGGGGAGCCATCAGCTAACGTCGAGCGTTCTCAGGAAGAGTTAGCTCTTCTTTACGAGAGCACTTACGGCACTTATGGACGCACTGATGCAGCTAACGCCAGAAGACTGGTGTACTTCTCCGAAGGCAGATTTAAGTACGTGCCTGATGTTGGATGGTACTTCTGGGATGGTGGACGTTACGTATTCGACAAAGACAAATCAATTATGCAAATGGCAATCGATGCTGCTCAGTTTGTTGAGCAGACTCAGATCTCTGGAGATCAGCTCAAGTGGGCCCAGGGATCATCAAACAAAGAAAGGATAGTAAATGCTATTACGCTCGCAGGAACGGACCCAGAGGTTCTCGTACAGGCTATTGAGCTCGATTCGCAAGCCAACGACCTATGCACTCCAAACGGCATTGTTAATCTCCAGACAGGTGAGATTCGACCTGCTCTCAAGGGCCTTGATCTCAATACACGCCAGACTACAGTTACACCTAAGGCAATCCCCACTCCAATCTGGGAGGCATTCCTTAGAGAGGTCATCCAAGAAGAAGACAGAATTAACTATCTGCAGGAGTTGCTCGGAGCGTCTTTGTTTGGAGACGCACGGTACCATGTGCTTCCTGTGCTCGCTGGATCCGGAGCTAACGGAAAATCCACGCTTCTAGATGTAGTTGCCGGCATCCTTGGTGACTACTCAGCATCGATGCCTGAAAACTTCTTGCTCGACACTAACGCAAGCACCCACCCAACTGAGATCGCTCGTTTGCGTGGTATCCGCTTTGCAATGGCATCTGAGACAAGGCCTGACGGTAAGTTCAATGAGTCACGTGTAAAGATGCTTACTGGTGGCGACATGCTATCAGCACGCTTCATGAATAAAAACTTCTTTGACTTCAAGCCAACTCACACATTGTTCTTGGCGGTGAACCACTTGCCTGCTGTTAAGTCCGGTGGTGATGGATTCTGGAGAAGACTTCGCAAGATGGACTTCAGGGTAACGATCCCTAAGGATCGCCAGAAAGAAAACTTTGCTCAGCTAATGATCGAGACTGAAGGTGCTGGCATCTTGGACTGGATGATCAAGGGAGCTGTAAGGGTTACCACTCAGGGCTTCAACGAGCCTAACAGCGTACGCCTATCAACCCTTGAGTACCGTCATGAAGAAGATCACATTGCTAAGTTCCTTGATGAGCGTGTCGTGGCTGCAAGCAACGGTAGCGCTACCAAGACGGCTGTCTTTAATGCCTACCGTGACTGGTGTGACGACAACGGTGAGCGTCCTATTACCCAGAATGCCCTTAACCGTGAGGTTCGCTCCCGTATGAACGTTCCAGAGGTAGAATTGATGGGTATTAGAATGTTCAGTGGCATTGAGCTACTGAGCCTGAACCCAACGCCGAAGGACATGGCGGGAGAGCAAAAAGATGAGTACTGGCGGTGACTTCTGCTTTAGTTGCAGATCCGGCTTCCACAATGAATGCCACGAGGCGTGGTCAGACACCGTGCAGGAGTGCTGCTGTGGGGGAGAGATAGTCTTTACCGCTAGCGGTGACGTAAAGTCCGCAGGAGACGTCATAGAGGGCGATAAGGACAGTGGCTACATTGATGACGGCTACGAGGCTTACAAGGACATAGACAAGTACAAGGATCCCCTGTCTACGGGTAGAAAACGTGCAGCCCAGATGTACCCTATTGAAGTGGGTATGGTTTGCGAATGGGCCAACCTAGCTAAAGCCGGTGGTGGAGTTGTTCCTATTGTTGGTTGCCTAGGTCGCCCTGCTTCTGATCGACACCACGGGCCAGACAAGAATACAATGAACAATGCTGAGGGTAACGTACACAGGATCTGTGATTACTGCCACAACACTTGGCACGCTGTGAATGATCCGCACTATGGAGATCGCCCTGATCACACGCTACCGTTTATACCTAAAGGTCCTTACGAAGCTCATGATTCAGTTACTAAGGCAACTCTGGAGCAAATCCTAGAAGCAGAAAAGCGTAGAGTAGACGAAGCTACTTCTTAGAAGTAAACTTCTGTCCTCTAAAGTAAGCCACCGCATCATTAATCTGCACTAGCTCAAAGTATGGCTTCTCGTCTTCAATAGTTACAATCAAGATTCCGTTTTGCCAGTTCTCGTAGTATCTGGCCGAAGTTCCGTCAATGTGTGTGGATCCATTAACACTAGGAACCGCTCCATCAACTCGACATAAGCAGCCCGGGCTGACGGCGACAGACTTGATAGATCCGTCACGGTTAAAGACTGTCTTGGACTGAATTTCGAGTCTGTGGGAGTGTCCAAATATAGTTGAAATGTGTGGGTCTGAGTTGGTGTAAGCGGCTGCTGTTGATCCGTTTGACCTTGCTTTGTTTCCGTGGATGGCCCTGAGACTATCAGTAAGCCAATAGGCTCCCGCTGGGTAGGCATCAATGTACTGTACTCCGATCTCATCAAGCCTTAGTAGATAAGGGATACTCATCACTGGTAGCTCATCCATGTTGGCTCGCTTGAGTCCCCACGCACTAGCAGCGTTGATCATAATAAATTTCTCAAGTCTACGATCGTGGTTTCCCTCGATCAAGACAATCTCAGCATTAGGACCAGCTGCAGCTCTTTGCTCTTGCAAGAACTTGTGGCCTCTATCAAACGCTGCCTGAGTTGTACCAGCAAAAGCAGCCTCTTGTTCAAAGCGACCTTGGCTTGGTAGGTCTAGGAAGTCACCTAGGTTTATCACACCGTCAACACGATCATTGTGGTAAAGGTAGTTAGTAATTTGAAGGGCTACATCTATAGCGCCTTCATCATGAAATGGTAACCACTGGTCGTCGATATGACGATATCCAATCTGAGGGTCCGGTAACACTACCCAGACCTTGTTCTTAGACTTAGCTTTTTTAGGCTCTTTAGGGTTGTTAATATAGACGGGCTTAGCTGGCTGTACCAGATCCCATTTAGGCTGTGGCCTTAAATCACTTAGCACAAATACACCTGCCCGTTCTGTGTAGTCTTACTTGATCAGCATAGCACTTGAAACCACGCTCGTTTAGCGCTTGGGCTAAGTTAGCGTGCCTCCATCTAGTGTCAGCAAGGTTCTGCTCAAGGATCTTGTAATCATCCTTGTCGAGCTTATCTACGGCAGTTCTAATGAATGCGCAGATGTATTCTTTTTCAGGCGGGGTAAGCCCTTTTAGCATGGTCGTCTCCTTCATGTAGTACTTCAGGGTTTAGCCTAGCCTGACAAGCATCTTGTCAAGCATCTTTCGCCTCTCGGCGTGTCTAGAAGCCTTCAGGGTCCTTAGGAGCCTCAGCAGGCTTGCCTTTGTTAGAAGAGTCAGCGATCTTACCAAAGCTTTTGTTGATCTCTTCAGGGTCTAGTCTGCCGTCTGATAGGTAAGAGCGAGAAAGCTCCTGTCCTACGTCCATAAGACCAGCAAATGCTGCCATAGCAACGGCATCCGCTACCTCTAGACCAATAACAGCTCCACCAACGAAGATACCAGTAACCTTCAAAATGATAACAGCGATAGTTCTTCTAGCGATGTCTAACCAAATCATGTATTTATCCTTAACCTAATTTAATAACTTGACCAACGTTAATCAAGTTAGCGTTTTTTATTCCGTTTATTTCCACAAGCTTGGCAACAGTAGTGCCGTAGCGAGCAGCAATTCTAGTCAGATTGTCTCCCTTGACAACGGTGTAGGTTCCAGCAGGAGCTGCAGCTGCTGGCTTAGGTGCAGCAGGCGCAGATGGACCATGTACTGGAGCAGGTGCAGCAGGTGCGTCAGGTGCAGTTTCAACTGAGGCAGTTCCCTTTACAGCTTCCAGCTTGATTAGCGCATCAAAGAAGGCAACAGGCTCGATGAAGTTTAGGCCAGTGTCGTTCCATGCGTACTTCTTAGCCTTCTGAAGCTCCCAGTGAAGGTGCTTGCCAGTTGACATTCCAGTTGAACCCATCTTGCCCAAAGGTGTTCCAGCAGTAATCTTCTGACCAGGTGTGACCTTGATTGAATCGTCAAGCATGTGGGCGTAGATGGTCACATAGTCTTCGCCAGCAATCTTGTGCGACAGGGTGACAAAGTTACCGAATCCACCACCAGGAGCAGTTGACTTGCGAGCTTCGACAACAACAGCGTCATAAGGTGCTTCAATCCAGCAAGGCTCGTTAGGACTCCAGATGTCTGTGCCGTTGTGGTGCTTAGGGGCTTTGGTTACAGGGTGGATGCGGTTACCCATCAAGCTGGTGATTTTCCAGTCTTTACCCTGTACGCCGTCTATTGCTTGCTGTGCTTTTGCCATTGAGACTCCTGGTTAGTTTGTATTTACCCATGTAGTGCCGTCCCAAACTTTAATTATACCAGTAACAAAGGCAGATCCGTTCCAGACGTTAGCCAAGCCCGGGACAAAGGCAGTGCCGTTCCAAACCTTAGCTGCGCTGATCGGTGAAATCGTCAAGGTTCCGGTGTTTGTGGATCCGGTTACGTTGGTTGCCCTAACCACAAATGTCGACGTTCCAGGAGTCGTTGGAGTTCCGGTAATCGCACCAGTTGAAGTGTTTAAGTTTAATCCTGCTGGCAATGATCCTGAGAAAATTGAGTAGCTCGCAGCTTCGCTGGCTGAAACACCATCCGAATAAGCAATGCCTACCCTAGCTGAGCTATCTACGGAGCTGTCCGAAAATACTGGTAGTGCTGGGCGAACATTGATGCTTACCGCGGTGTCTATTGCCCCTTCAAAGGATCCATAAGCCCTGATCGTAAAGCTACGGGACTCGACTGTTGTAGGAGTTCCAGTAATAGCACCACTTGACGTGTTGAGGTTAAGTCCTGCTGGTAGTTGACCGCTTACAATACCGTAGCTAGATGCCGCATTAGCGCTTACACCATCTGAGTAAAAGGTTCCTCTAGTGGCCGTGCCAGCTATAGCAGAATCAATCCAGCTAGGGGACCTGTCGTAGTCGGCTCCGGCTATGTAACTATCTGCAGTGGCGGTGCCAGGGTTACCCTGGAGGGTTACTGTTGCATATGCGTACTGAGTTGGAAGGTTACCAGCGCTGTCATGGTTAACAGTAAGAGTGCCAGATCCAAAATTAGTAACAACGGTGTTTGCTACAGCGCTTCGATAATCGTAAGCAAAAGTGGTATTAAGTACCTGGGTTCCACCAATGTAGGCTACCGCCGTTGAGGTGACGTTTAGGTTCCAAGGCTTGTAAAGAGTAGAAGTACAATATATGTAAGCTGACCAAGTAAACGTAGACTGGTTGGCTCCAGGGTTTGAAGTTCTAGTTACGTTAAAGTAAAGCTGATAACCTGTGTAGTTACCCGCCCATGCTTGAGGGTTTGCCATTTACGTCCCCTAGTAGGAAATCCAGACATCGCCCACACCAAAGCCACCTACAGGCGCTGAGGGCTGAGTTGTCTGTACGATGACGCGCTTACCGCCAATAAAAGTAGTTGAAGCGGTAGGTGCAAGCTTAGCAGTGGTAACGCTAGCGTCTGGAATAGCCAAGTAGCTTAAGCTGTTCCAGGCAGTAGATCCGGTTCCAGCTTTCATTAAGCGAGTGTCAGTTTCAAGGCCTACTTCACCAGCAGCTAGGGTAGGGTTAACGCTAGTCCAGTTAGCAGCGGTATCTCTACGAATCTGAATTGTATTTACTACAGGCATTGAATGCTCCCGTGTTAGGCGTTAATCTAAGGCTTATTATAGCCTAATTTTACCACAGTCAGCTTATGGAAGGTCTGGAAAAGCTATTTCCTTGGGATCCTCAGAGGTGCTAGTAATGTTCCTTAGATCTTGTCTATATTCTCTCCAGATTTGCCTCTTCTCTTCAGTTAAAGAGTTGTCGGCAACTTGGGACCAGTCAGACTCGTTTAGCAAGACGTTTCTCCACCATCTGACGATGGTCCACCATTGCTCGTCTGTAATGGCATCAAAATCTTCGTCTAGTGCTGTCTGCATTAAGTGCGGATAGCAATCTATAAAAACTCCCCAAAACGGGATTTCTGTAACTTTCTTACTCACTCTGGCTCTCCTCAATAACCTCTTCAGTTATAACAATAGATGGAGCTTCAACTACTGGAAGCGGAGGTGGTGGTGGGTGTGGTTCAAATTCTGCTTGCTTTAGAATCTCGCATTCAGTGATCATCATGCCACAAATACCGCAAGGATGGGATACGGTTGGGTTGTCATACCATAGCTCTGACGAGTTTTGGCTATTTGCGCAATCAGTTGTTGAGCACTTTACCTTTAAAAGATACCTAATCATTTTTCTCCTATGTTCTAATAATGTAGTTTACAACAATGTATGGCTGCAAGTTGTTTACAGCTGCAGCGGTTCCAGTTCCATTGTCTGTTGTAAAGGTGTGGTTGTGTGTAGCGCTCCTACCACCAGTTGTAAAGCTGTGTGTGTGGTTTGCGCTAATTCCACCAGTACCAAATCCGTGGGTGTGACCAGAGCTAACTGTACCAGTTTGCCCAGTACCGTTAAAAGAGGTACCGGTAGCAGCAGCACCGGTTGCCTGAGAAGTACCTGTTGAACCGCTAGCTCGGTTACCGTTAAACGTTCCCAGAACGGCAGTAACGGAGTGGTTGTGAGATGGGCCAGAGTGAGTGTGGTTCTGGTTAATATCGTTAGTTGTACCGCTGTGGGAGTGGTCGGCGCTTACGGTACCAGTAGAACCAGAGTGGGTGTGCTCCTGAGTCTCAGCAGCTGTAGTACCCGAATGGGTGTGAGCTGCCATGTTTGCGGTTGTAAGGGTATTTGTCTTACTACCACCGCTTAGACCCAGTGCATTAAATTCAGTGTCGGCGCCTTTACCTACAGGAATTTTATTTTGTAGGTTTGGTATGTTAAAGCTTGCCCCAGATCCACCATAGGTGTAACCGATTACGTCAAACAAAGCGGAGTAAGTAGTCGTGCTTACGGACTGCCCCTCGCAAAGAAGGTAGCCAGTTGGCGCGGTTGATCCGGCAAACTGAGAGATCGCACCAGTAGGTAACCCTGACGGTCCAGGATCACCCTGAGGACCTTGAGGACCTTGTGGGCCAGTTGCTCCCTGGCCTCCTACGGCAACATACTCCCACTGAGAAGTGGCGTTGTTATAAGCTTTTAATCTTGGCATTATTTCCCTACTGAGCTATTTCCATTGCTGTAATTGTAGAACGAACCTGTCCACCAGCGTCAACGTAATTGACAGTGAAGCTTTGACCAGCGTTATAGTTTCTCATGTATACGCTGTAAGTCGTTGGCGAAGTGGTATTAGGAGAGTCCATAAAACTCATAAATCCATTATTAAACTCACCAGCTTGGTAAGCGTAATAACCATTGGTTGCTATGTTTGTGGTGTTGTTTCTGTAAATTGCCAAAAACCCAGTACATGCAGTGGGCGTGTAAGTACCAACTCCTACGTTGATCAAAACTTTGCTACTTGTTGATTTAGGGGTTATTGTGACAGATAAAGCTGATCCACCTACTTGAACAAATGAGGTAGTGTTGACCGTTGTTGTAGTTATAGAATCACCGTGAGCAACCTGGATAACCGAGCCTGCTGGCATACGAGCGTGATCAAACTGACCTGATGTAACTTCAGATGCAGCAATGTTGGACCAAGCATCGTCATAGTTAGTTGAGCTTTGCTTTCTTAAGAATTGCCCAGCGGTTCCACCAGTAGGAATTGTAACTGGGGTAACCCACTCAGTGTTGAAATCAGTGCTGTTTATCTTTGAAAGTACTTGACCAGTAGATCCGCCAACAGGTATCCCAACACCATCTTCATCGGTGTCTAGCCATAGCACGTCCGTGTTTGTCGGTGCTGATGTCTGAATAAGAACGCCAGTGTCACCGGACTCACCAGTTTCGCCTTGAATACCTTGAATACCCTGAGGTCCTTCAGGGCCAGTTTCACCTTGAATACCTTGAATACCCTGAGGTCCTTCAATACCTTGAGGTCCCTGAAGGCCTTCATCTCCTTGTGGTCCAGGATCACCCTGAGGACCTTGGATACCCTGAATACCCTGTTCGCCCTGAATACCTTGTTCACCCTGAAGACCCTGCTCACCCTGTGGGCCCACCTGAGTGTAGGTAACTTGAATAATGTTAGCGATTGCTGAAGGTGTTTGAGGCTCTGAGTTAGCTGGAAAAGTGCTTAGGGAAAGATCAGTGCTAGTTCCTGTCCAGAAAAGCTCAATGTAGTCGTTATCGTTTTGAGCCGTTCCAACCAATGCAACGGTAACGATACCCTTACCATCTGCACCACCTGAGTTTCCTGGAACGGTAACCCTGGTAGTCGAGTGAGGGTATACCTCACCCATGTACTCAAGCCAGAACAAAGCATCTTTGTTTGAGTTATTTACGTTTTTTAGCTGTGCCGTAAAAGTAAATTGGTATGTGCCAGCATTGGCAAAGGTGATTCTAGATCCGCTAACAACGGCAACACCCAGTGCGTCAAAAATTCCATTAAAGCTAACTGCCTGTGGAGTATTTGCTGTAGCTAAAGCCTGTGCAGCACTGCTGTAGAATCCACCGTAATTGGCAACCGTACCGCCAAGACCAGGATCACCCTTATCTCCAGTACGGACGAAGGTAATTGTTACGTCTGTGCCGTCAGCAAATGAGGTTACTGAACCAGTTAGATAAAGAACAGGAACCTCATAGTAAGAGGCGTGTGTGTAATGGAATCCGTTTATTGCGTAGTAAACAAAGTTAGCGGGGGCACCAACTTGCACCACCTTAAAGTGACCTTTGATTGTAGAGGTAGAGTCGTCAATGGTTTCTAGGTACGGCTCGGCATCTACGCCATCTAAGTCAAAGAAGTCGATGTAAAGCTCAGTAGCAGTGGTTAGGGTGTTATTGAACTTTAGGTTTCCAGGTCCTGGATCGCTATCGACCGTGTTGGTTAGATAGTTGTAAAGGAATACGGCACCACCAAAGTCTCCAGGCTCACCCTGAACACCCTGCTCACCTTGGATACCTTGCTCACCTTGAATACCCTGTGGGCCAGTCTCACCCTGGATACCTTGGATACCTTGCTCACCTTGGATACCCTGAGGACCGATCTCGCCCTGAATACCCTGCTCACCTTGGATACCCTGCTCACCCTGTATACCTTGCTCGCCCTGGATACCTTGAATACCTTGGATACCTTGTTCACCTTGGATACCTTGTTCGCCTTGAATACCTTGCTCGCCCTGGATACCTTGAAGCCCGGTCTCACCTTGGATACCCTGCTCGCCTTGAATACCCTGCTCACCTTGGATACCCTGCTCGCCCTTATCTGCTACTGGGGTCCAAGAAGGGTTTATAGATCCTGGTGTCGGAGGATAACCTGGATTGTTGGGGTTTCCAGTCCTGTAGTAAAATCCACCATTGAAAGTTACCGCATCGCCGTAACCGTAGTCTGCACCGTTGTCGTAAGCACCAACAAATGTCCAGGGTTCTGGGCCTTGAATACCTTGAATACCCTGTTCACCCTGTTCACCTTGCTCACCTTGAAGTCCGGTAGCACCTGTTGCACCGGTAGCACCAGTAGGTCCAGCAGGTCCGGTAGCACCAGTAGGTCCAGTGGGGCCAATAATAGAAGTTGCAGAACCCCAAGACCCAGCAGTTTTTGGCCCGTAAATAGTTTTTGCCGTGGTGTTTATATAGAAATCGCCATTAACACCCAGCCCGGACGAAGGTACTCCTACACCGTTTAATACGCTATTACCATCTGTGCCGTCTGCACCTGCAGCACCTGTAGCACCTGTAGCACCTGTGGCACCAGTGGCACCTGTGGCACCGGTAGGTCCAGTAGGACCGGTAGGGCCAGTTAATCCAGTAGCACCTTGAGTAAAGTAAGGCAGTGAAGTCCAGACAGAACTACCGTTACCAATTTTAACTTTAAGCGTGTCAGTCTCTACACCCATTTCTCCCTGTGCAAGGGTTGGGTTAGCAGAGGTCCACTCTGCAGCGGTACCTCGTCTAAGTTGTAAAATTACTGCCATTAAATTCCTCCCCCATCCCAAGCTGGGATAGGTGTATAAATTGTACTAGGAAGACCGCCATCAATGTTCCATAGGCCACCCTCTATATCGGAAAAATTTATCCGCTTAGAGCTCTTGCCGTCGTGAACGTGATCACCAGGGCTAGCCTGAGTTGCCAATGTTCCTAAAGTGTGGTGTTGCGATATTGCACTTTTGTCGACATCTGAATTAGCATGAAAAGCGTTGACTTCTTCGGCGCTCGACACACTAGTATTAAAGAAAGAAGACATACTATAAGTATAGGCTAAAGGAAGCTAAATGAGTAAGGCAAAACAGATTGGAACCAGGGCAGAGACAGCCGTTAGAAATTACCTTCTTTCGGTCGGCTATAGCCCGCTAGAAGCACACAGAAACGTGCTAAAAGGACAGGACGATGAAGGAGATGTTTGGCTTCGTGAAGCAAGCGGCCTTATTGTATTTGAAATCAAAGGCGGGAAATCCGCAAAAGAGGCTTCCTTGAACCAAATAGAAAAGTGGTATGAAGAGGCCGAAACAGAAAAGATCAACGCCGATGGGCGCTTTGGCTTCTTGGTAACTCAGCGAGCAGGGATCGGGTACCCCCGAGCCGGAGAGTGGTGGGCTTACGCCACGCTGGGAGATCTTATTAACCTTAGAACAAATTTAGAACTTACGGATCGAACAATTGTCCGCTTAACACTTGCCAATTTGGTAAGATTAATTCATGGCTAGAGACGACATTGATTTTTCAGAAGCGCTCAGGAGACTGGGTGAAGGACTCCAAGAAGCTTCACACCAGCCAAATCTATACGATTATATACCTAGTGAAAAACAGCAGCTCTTCCACAGTGATGAAAATCCTGATCGACTCTATATCGGAGGAAACCGATCTGGCAAGTCACTTGGCTCTACTATCGAAGCAATATGGTGGCTTACCCATTCACATCCGTTTCGCAAGACTCCCGAGGAGCCCATACGAGGACGAGTAGTCGCCGTTGACTTCCTGAACGGTGTGGACAAGATCATCCTGCCGCTTTACAAGCAATGGCTACCAAAGACTTATCTGATCAACGGATCGTGGGAGCAGAGCTACTCCCGGGAGCGCCACGTGCTTACTCTTAACAACGGCTCGTTCGTTGAGTTCATGTCCCAGGATCAGGACCTAGACAAGTTTGCCGGATCATCCAGGCACTTTATTCACTTTGACGAAGAGTGCCCTAAGTCGGTATTCCAAGAATGTCTAGCTCGTCTTGTGGACACCGGCGGTGTTTGGTGGATGTCACAGACTCCTGTGCAAGGTATGGAGTGGATCTTTGACGACATCTACGTACCTGCAAAAGAAGGCAAGAAGGCGATCGGTATTGTCGAAGCAGAGATGGCTGACAACCCCACTTTATCCAGAGAAGCTATCGCTAAATTCCTAGACATGCTTCCTGAAGAAGAGCGCATCATTCGAAGCAAGGGTCAATATGTACACCTTGGTGGTGCCGTGTTTCCTGACTTTAACCCAAACACTCACTGCATACCTAAGGGTGAGTTTAAGCCAGGACCAGAGCACAGGATTATTAGAACAATGGACTCCGGATACACTAACCCCACGGTCTGGCTATGGATGGCAGTAGATGAACATAACAACGTAACGGTCTTTAGGGAGCATTACCAGGCTAAACTAAACGTGGCCGAGCACGCTGCCATAGTAAATAAGATAACCCGAGAAGTCGAGTCCGAGGCTGGCACTAAGACCTGGCTGACCACTGGTGATCCGGCGATCAAGCAGACCAAGGAGCATACAGGTACCTCTATTTTGCAGGAATACCAAAAGCACGGCATTTTCATAGCCGTAGATATGATCCCAACTGACAGGCGTATTGGACTTGAGCGGATCAGGCAATACATGAAATTTAACAAGAAAAGCAAGCGCCCACACCTTATGATCACGGACGATTGCCCTCATTTAATTGCCGAGTTGCCTAAGCTTAAATGGAAGAAATGGGCTAGTGTTAAGGTAGCGGAGCAAAATAATAAGCTAGAAGATATCCGAGATAAGGACAATCACTGCTATGATGCTCTTAAGTATGCAATGACGTTTATGGCAGATCTAGCGCCAAATAACACTGAGTTGCCTACGGACAGAACACAATTTCACAATGCTTTTTCTGATGCATTCGGAGCAGTTGTGCCACTGGGAGACGTTGATGACAGCGACGACTGGGGCTCCAGCTGGAAAGGTGCGTCGGATGTTAGGTCTCTGGAAGGACAATAATGAACGTATTTAACAAAAGCTACCGTTTCTACGAGTCGGGCGCACCTTACCCTGGCGTTTGCCTTGCTTGCTCAAATGTAGATAAACTTTGGGACCTAGGAATAATCAGCGGAACAAACCGCGGAGCCTACCTATGCGACACCTGCCTACAGGATCTTGCTTTGTTTGCAGGATTTGTACTAAAGGGTGTTTACGAAAAAGAAACTTCCGAATTACGCACTAAGATTGAAATTGCAAACAACCAGATACAAGCTGCACCAAAGCTAATAAAGGAGCTAACCCATGACATCAGTTCTCTACTCGGCAACTTTGTCACTAGCCTTGCTAGTGTCTCTGCTCCTAGTAAGCCTGTTCAACCTGAAAGTCCTAAAGCCGACACTGGAAGCTCTGAACAGCTCACTAGAGCTACAAAGAAAAGCACTAAAGGATCAGCAAAAACTTCTAAGCCAAGCGCTGAACCTACTGAGCTCTAAGGACCCAATCGCCTACCAAATGGTTGCTGCCGTAACACCAGAACCTATGGACACTTCCGTGTATAATGGACCGTATATGACTGGTGAAGAATACCAGGAGTTATTGAATACTGAAGCACGTATGGACGCGCTTTGGAAGATACAGCAAGAGGACATAGAGGACTAAAGTGGCAGTTAACCCACTAGACGAGATCGCCCAGGCGGGACCTGACCTTACCGTAGTTGAGAAAGTGCCTACGGTAAAAGACTCTGAGCTCGTAGAAGATAGCGTTTTAAACAAGTTTAAAAAAAGAGAAGAAGCTAAAAAGCTTGTTGCTTGGATGAAGGCTGAGTACGACAAGTGTCGACTAAACCGTAGAACCGAAGAAAACGATTGGTACCTTCAGCTAGCTTTTTACAACGGTCAGCAGTACCACTCATGGGCAACGATCAACGGCCGTCAGGGATTGTCTGAAGAACCAAACCCATCAGGTCTTCCTCGCATTACTGTTAACCGCATTGAGCCTGTTATCCGTACTGAGGTTGCAAAGACAACTTCTGGTCAGCCATCTGCTTCAGTAGTACCAGCCTCTAACGATGACGATGATCTTCTAGCAGCAACTGCAGCTGAGCAGGTGTGGCAGTCTGTTTACGACAAAAACAACTTTCAAACTCAGATTCTTCAGAAAGCTGAGTTCTGGAGAGCTATCACAGGCAATGGTTTTATTAAGGCAATGTGGGACTCTTCCGTTCAAATCAAAACTCCAAGAACCGATGTTGATCAGCTAACTGGAGAAAAGAAAGTTACTCAAGAAGTCACAGCAACTGGTGACGTAAAGTTTGAAGCAGTTTCTCCGTTCCACGTTTTTGTTCCGGACCTAGCTCAAGAAGACATAGAAGAGCAGCCGTTCATTTTCAACGTATACACAAAGTCTGAGCTGTGGGTAAAGTCAACATTTAAGAACGTTCTTCCTAAGGACTTCACCCCTACAAAGGTAAACTCAACCGACATCCAAGAGGCAGCTCTTATGGATCTTCGTGGAGTTGACAGCGCTCGCCCTGACATGGTTTTGGTTATCGAGATGTGGGCAAAGCCAAACGGTTGCCCATGGCTACCAAAGGGTGGACTAGTTACAATCGTAGACAACGAGATCGTTCAGTACTCAGAAGAAGGCATTCCTTACGCTCACGGCCAGTACCCAATTGCGCACTTGCACGGCATTCAGAACGGTAAGTTCTACCGTCGCTCCGTAGTAAAGAACCTAATTCCGCTACAGCGCGAATACAACAGAACCCGTTCTCAAATCATTCACGCTAAGAACCTGATGTCAAAGCCTCAGATGATGTACGCCGAGGGTTCAGTAGACCCTAAGCGTATTACAGCCAAAGCTGGTCTATGGGTTCCTGTTCGTCCAGGATTCCAGTTCCCAACTCCTATTCCAATTCAACCAATCCCTAGCTACGTGATTCAAGAAATCCAACAGCTACAGACTGATTTTGAAGACATTTCTGGTCAGCACCAGATCAGCCGTGGTGACTCGGCTCCAGGTGTAACTGCAGCTACTGCTATTGCCTACCTTGGCGAAAGAGACGATGCTTACCTAACGACTATTTTTAATAGCATTGAAGCTGCACTAGAGAAACTAGCAAGGCAGGCCCTTAGCCTATTTGTCCAGTACGTACAGACTGATCGCTTGATCAAGACTGTCGGTACAGATGGATCATTTGACGCGCTAATGTTGTCTGGTGCGGACATCGCATCTGGTACGGATATTCGAATTGAATCCGGATCAGCATTACCTACATCAAAGTCTGCTCGCCAAGCATTAATCACCGAATGGATGAAGATGGGCTTCATCTCTCCACAAGATGGCTTGCGCGTACTAGAAATGGGTATGCTGAAGCAGTACTACAACTTGATCAAGATCGACGAGAACCAAGCTCAGCGTGAAAACCTGATGATGAAGAAGCTTACTCCAGAAGAAATCGAGCAGTACTACTCCGAATGGCAAGCTGGTATCGAACGCGGAGATCAGGACAAGTTTATTCCTGGCTCAGCAGAAGAGACCGGTACACCAATTCCAATGGATCCTCCTGCTGTTGTTGGTGCACACGACTACGACAACCACGCAGTTCACATCGAGGTTCACAACAGATTCCGCAAGAGCCAGTCTTTCGACTTGCTGCCTGAGGAAATTAAAGCAGAGTTCCAGAAGCACATTCAAGCTCACGAGGTTGCATTAATGCAGCGTCAGATGCAGATTGCGCAAATGGGAATGACGGGTCCAGAACAACAACTCGGAGCCCCGGCGGAGGATCCAGCATCGGCTGGTGAAGCGCCAGAGCAGTCAGGGATGACTGAAGAACAACTAGGATAGGAGACGCATGTCCAACGAAGAAACAAACCTAGAAGATCTAGGTCTAGAAACGCCTGAGGTAGAAACACCTGACCTCGAAACCCCTGAAGCTCCGGCAGCAGAGCCTTTTAAAGCTCACCCTGCACATGAAAAGCTTCTCGCTGAGTTGCCAGAAGCTTGGCACCAGAAAGTACTTCCGCACCTACAGGAGCAGGACAAGTACTACCAACAGCAAATGGAAAAGTTCTCTCCGTACAAGGACTTTGTTGACAACAAGATCGACGCTGATTACATTAACCAGAGCATTCAGCTGGCTAAAGCGATCTCAGAAGATCCAGTAACTATTCACGAAAACCTAACTAGGGCTCTTGTGGCTCAAGGTCTTCTAGAAAAAGATGCTGAAAAGGTTGCCGATGAGATCATTGAAGAAAATGACCTTTACGAGGAATCAGAGCTATCTCCAAAACTTCAGAAAGAGCTGGCTGCTAGGGACGAGAAGCTAAAAACCCTAGAAGAGCAAATCTCAAAGCAGGATCTTGAGCGCCAAACCGCTGAAGAGCTTAAGGTAATTGAGGCTGAAATGGAGGGTCTAAGAGACGTCTACCAGATCAGCGAAAAGCAAGAACAAGCAATTATCGAGCTAATGGATTCCGCCCTAGCTAGAGGACAAGATCTATCGGTTCTTGACGCAGCAAAGAAGCTAGTAAGCATTACGGGGGTTGGCTTTAAAAAGGTTGGTTCTGCCAACTCAGCAGCCGGAGATGCCCCTATCGTTGTAGGGTCTACTGGCGGAGTTCCTTTTGAGTCAGTCTCAGTTCCAAAAGACTTCAAAGATAAAAAAGCAATGCTAGCTCAAATGTTTGAGCAACAGCTAAAAGCTGGACCAAATAGCCTTTAATTAGAGACAACAAAAAGCCGACCCCGGTCACATTAAGGGGTCGGCTTTCTTGTTATTTAGCTAATTGTGGTATCCTAAAAGAGTCTGTAAGTACAGCCCCCAAGGGGTCAGGGCAAAAGGACTTGAGCGTATATCGCTATTTCATTTATTCATACAAACAATCTAGGAGTCATTTACATGGCAGGACAATCAATTCTGACTTTTGCGTCAGAAGCAATCAAACTAGTGTATGGAGACCTCCACGAGCAGCTGCGCGACAAGAACCCTGCACTGCAGCTCATCGAGGCTTCATCCGCTAACATCACCAAGAACGGTAAAGAAGTTATCTTCGACACCCACATTGGACGTAACCAGGGAATCGGTGCACGTGGCGTTCGCGAGAAGCTACCTCTAGCCGGAGCTCAGAAGTACAAGCAGGCTCACCTGTACCTAACCAACCTATACGGATCCATCGAGGTTGACGGTCAGCTATTCGAGCAGGCTTCAGAGGACTACCAGTCCTTTATCAACGTT